CAATCATTAGAAATTTATTCATCTCTCTTTTGTTTGGTTGTGCAAATGTAATCTGTTTTGTTGTGCAAATATAATAATAAAAACAATAATATTAACAAGTGTATGCTTCTTGTACTGAAGCCCCGTTGCCGTAGTTACTTATGGATACTGAGTACTCATTTACGCAAGGAGTCTGTCCAATAACTCCCGAAGAGTTAGCGTAGAAACTAAAGTACCCTAGACCACCATTACAGTAAGTAAAAGAACCATCAACGTAATATCCGTAGTCGTAGGCAATGATGTCATATACCTTACATACCTGAATAGCTGTACAGGAAGCTACTGCGTTAGCGTAGTTCTGCCCATCAGTAGGGAAGTTAGCGTCAGCCGTTGCGTTGGCTCCAGCTTGATTAAGTATTCCTGTGTACGAGTAAGTATTTGAGTAATTAACCACCCCTCCAACATATCCTGCCCCGCAGTTATTTCTTGTAAAGTTTTGACTCCTGTAAGCATAGAACGTACAAGGGTCTCCTCCGAATTCATTAGATGTGAATTGTACTTCGTCCGCTCCATTCCTATATTGGTACTGTTCTCCGCCCCCACAACCATTTGCATCTTCGTATACATTATAATTTGTTCCATTAAAGCATCTAACTCCTCTAGATATACCATAACTACTATTTGTATTGCAGCCTCCTCTTGATGGCTCTGTCGTTCCAACGCTACCTCCATTAACAATGTATTGCCCACCTGTTCCAGAACATCTATTTCCATCATAATATACTGTAAATGTTGTGCAGTTTACGCAAGTATCATAACCTGTAGGGGAAAGTTCTTGTGAGCCTGCATCGCAACCACAGTTGACTCTATTTGTAGCCCCTGTAGCAACTCCATTACAATTATATTTCTGCACAAACACCTTGTCTCTATTGTCACAAACAAAATCTGTATAGTATGTACCTTGACAATTTTGATTACAACCACAAGAATTGTATTCTGTTGGAGTTGTGTTTCTATAAGAACCGTCGCAAGTATTTCTTTCTCTATTGCCTAGGTAATTACATCCACTACAGGTAGGGTCTGCAACAAAACAACAACAAGTTCCGTTAGCGTTAGCAAAGTTCTGTCCGTTAGCATTTACGTTTGCTACTGCCATATTATAAGCAGCTGTTGTGGCAGTAGATACTGCTTCTTCGCAAGATGTTGTAGATACGGCAGAGGCATACTGAGTAGGAGACGCATAGTTTACAGTTCCGTTACCATAACAGTTAGCCCCGCAGTTGTTTCTAGTAAAGTTAGCGTTATAGTTGCCCGCTACATTAGATGCAGTCCAAGTACAGAACCCCTCCGCATTAAATTTTGCTTGCAAGCCTGCGTCATAAGCAGCATCTGATATTGCTTGTGCTTGAGCGTTAGCGTCTGCTTGGGAAATAGTTGATGTGTATGTGCCTGTTGTTGTATAAGAAGGGTATCCTGCTTGGTTTAAAAAGACTGTACTTCCTACTACACTTGTTGTAGGATAGCAATTATTGGTACAGTTGTTTTTAGTTCCTACTGACTGCCTAGTTGTTGTCGCATTTCCCACAAAAGTACAAGCTCCGTTAGAAGGTGCGGTAGCTCCAACATTAACGTTGTTTACATAATAGTTATTATATGTAGTAGAGTTGACATTGGTATCTCTAAAAACTTCATAAGTTACACTAGAAGAACAAGTAAAGTATCCTTGAGATGCTAATGTAGGAGTTCTCTTAAAGTCAATGTAGTTAGTCTTAGTGGCACTTGTGGCAAAGGAATTAGTTCCTGATACGCTTGCAGTATTACTAATATTAGTATTTTCTCCTGTAGCCCTTACCCTTATTTTAATAGGATAACTGCCTTGATAAACAACGCTATTAGCATTTGCATTTACTGTAACTGTCTGCCCCGATACAGATGCAGTCCAACCAGAAGGAACCTCAGTAATAGAGACAAATGTTACTCCTGATGGTAAAACGTCGGTAAACACTACCCCCGTTGCAGCAACTGTACTAGAGTTAGATACTACCATTGAGTAGTCAAACTCTTGATTAAATGTTATTGTTGTTGGATATGGGTTTGTCTTTGTTATTGTTAAAGACGCATAATTCAAACTAATATAAAAGTCGGAAGATAAAGGACTATTTACCGCATAGTATGCAGACGATACTGTTGGCATATAAACTATAGCAGGCGGAGGTGCTCCATTGTCCCAGCCTGAATTTAAATAAGATGTCATTAAGACGCTTATATGATATGCGGCAGGATTGGTAGATATATTATAAGGATTTGTAGGTTCAGTAACTGTAATAGTTAATGTGTTGCCAACCAACGTAGGTGCTACACTTGGTGTAAAAGAAGTTCCGCCTCTTAGGTGGGAAATTATAGGTTGCCCCCCTGATAAAACACAAGACAATCCGTTAGGTATTGTTAGAGTAAACACAACGTTACCTTGAGTAACTATTGTGCCCGTATTTATAAAGTGGAATGCGTAGTAAAATTGTTGTCCAATTGTATAGTTAGATGCTTGACTTCCTAATGAACCAGAAGAGTTTTGAGATACCTTATACCCTGTACTGCTAAAATTAGCCTTATTTAAATTACTTAAAGCATTATAAGCAGCAGGTAATATAGTCCTTGCCTCGTACCCAATGTTAGGTCTAAATGGGGTTATATCTTGCTTTGCTACTAATTGTAGTCCTGTTGGATTTGAAGGAGAATTAAATTTTGCACTATAATACGGATTGCTAGTATCAAACCAAAAAGTTCCAGCCATCCTAGTCATACTCATTGCCTTCTTAGGCTCACCCATAGAAATAGCATTCTCTCTAGGCACTAATTTAAAGTCATTAATTGCGTCAGTAATATTCTCGGCAGTAATGATTTTTAACGCAGGAATGGTGTCCCAATTAGTTGGCATTTAATTTTCTTTCTAGTTCTGCAATCCGATTCTGTAAAGATAATATAAGTAGCGTATGTGTATCTGTATAGTTGACAGATAAATATCCTTCGCTGTCTGTGTTAACTAACTCAGGACATAAATCGTGTACCTCTTGAGCTGAGTATCCGTAACGAATTTTGTCCTTGTCGTGGGTAGTTCTTAAGTACTTAATTACATCTAATTTAGACAAATCTACGTTAGGATTTTCTCCTAGTACCGTCTTTAGTCGAATGTCAGAAGATTCAAAGAATGAAGTTGCCGTAATAACAAATCCTGTAGCGTCCGAGCCTATCGCACAAACTTGTGCTAAAGAAGGAACTGCCCCTGCTGTAGAGTTTATTGTTACTGCTCCTGTGCTGCTACTAATTGTTATTCCTGTTCCTGCTACAATAGAAGTAACCCCTCCTTGATAAGAAGGTATGTTAAGAACTCCTGTAGAAGAACTATATGTTGCTGCACCACTTGTCCCCGTTGTAGTTAAACTTATTGCAGCCCTTGCTTGAGCAACTGTGATGTAGTTGGCTGGATTTAATGCATCATAAGGAGTAAATCCTAGTGCAGTAGTTACATTTCCACTTGTAAGCGTTAATGTACCACCTAGCGTCAGGTTGCCGCTTGTTGTAACTGTTCCCGTAAGAGTAAGCCCACTAACTGTTCCTGTACCACTAACACTTGTAACTGTTCCTGTATTATTAGTATATCCACTTGGGTTAGTAGAGTTATAAGGAGTAAATCCTAAAGCAGTAGTAACGTCAGACGATTGTAGTACTACATCCCCTGTTCTACCAAATACACTTGTAACCGTATCTGTAAACGAAGCTGTTAGCGTAGTTCCGTTCTGCTTAGTTAATGTTATTGTCTTTGTTGTAGTGCCCGATACAGCTAACGTTATAGCAGACCTGTCATATGCTGTATTCCAATTAGAGATGTTAGTGTTGGTAATACCAAACGAAGGCGATGCTGTAAAGATTGGGTCTGTCTCAGCGTTAGAAATTTGCTGATAAGTAATATTGGTTGTGCCAATAGTTATAGCAGTTAGGTTTGTATTTCCGTACCTAACGTTAATAAAAGTACCTGCTGTAATTAGGTACTGATAACCCCTAAGTTCTGCGTCAGAATCTGAGTCAGCAGACCTTGTCCACCCTCCCGACGCTGCGTCATAGACACCGTTCTCGGTAGCATTTGTTTGCCCTATAACAAGTATTCTATCTCCCGCTATAGGAGTATATCCATTGACAGCAGAAAGTCCGCTAAGACCAACGTTTGAGGTTGCTACGGTCTTGATAGAAGCTCCAAGTCTTAATCCTGTTAAGACGGTGTCGTCAACGTACTGCTTAGAGGCTGCGTGGGTTGCATCTACAGGTGTTACAGGAACATTTACGTTTGAGGTGAACGTCCAAGTGTTATTAGCTGTGATGCCTGCTGCGTTGCCAATAACGGGAGTAATTAAACTTGTTGAAGCTCTTGCTGTACCGTTAACATCTAATGTGTAGGCAGGAGTATTTGTTAGAATACCTAACCTATTGTTGGTATCATTCCAAAAGAAATGGGCAGGGTCTGAGGCTAAGGTAGTTCCGTCTGAGAACAGTACTGAGCCAGTCACAGGCATTGTAAAGGTTGTAACTAAGCCCGTATCACCAATACCAAGTATCCTTGTCTTTGTTGTCGGACTTGCGGGAATTAACCCAGCAATGATAAGTGAGAATAAGTTAATAATATTAAGCTTAGTAGCGTCTCCTAAGTAGATAGTCTTTAGAGTAGAACTTGCGGAGGCTACTAGTAGGCTATTTATTCTATACCCGTTAGGTAAGCTAGATGAGCCTATGTTAATGGAGTCTCCCTTTACGTCTAATAGATAAGAAGGCGACTTGGTGTTTAACCCGATTTTGTTAGCGTTCTGATATGCAACAGAGTTAATTAAATTATCCTGCGTGCTGTTAGGCATCGTAAGATAATTAGGGTCTGCCTCTATAGCTACGCTCGTCTCAATAGTAGTGTTAATAACCTCCGCTTTAGGCTGCTTTCCTGAAGGGATTACAACGGGGGCAGAGACTACTGTAGTGGTGGTTGCTGATATAAAGTCAGATACGGGGACAGATACTACTGCCCCCGCATTGTCAACCATCATAATTGAAACTATATTATCGGGTATTTTTGCCATAAGGTTAAATTTAAAACCGTTGTGAACCGCTAAGGAGCTTGCGACTCATTAGATTTAATTTGTTATACTTCTAGTGTTGGTTCTTCAACGATAGGTTCTTCAACGATAGGAGCTTCTACTACAGGAACCCAAGGAAGGTGTTTAACCACCACAGGAGGGTTGATTTGATTATCAATATCCTGCTGTAGTCCTGCATCAATAGACTCTACATCTAATCCTGCATCAAGCCAAGAACATACTTGCTCAAATGTCAAGTCTGGATAGGCTGTGAAGTCTGTCTCTGAAGGAGTGGCACACCCCATTGTTCCATAAGAATACGCTGTGTATTCTCCTTCTACTGCTGTTCTACCATAGTGAACTGTGATAACTACATCAGAAAGTCCGTCGAGAGTCGGAGCTGTATCAAGTTGATATACGCTCCAAAAAAAGTTTGTCATATTTATTTGTTTTTTAATGTTTATAGTATTCCCACTTAAATCCATAAGCTAATGGTTTTTGCCCTTTTAAGCATCTGACAATATTTGAACTATGATTGGTTTCAAATAATTCTAATGCAGCTAATCTAGCAGACTTCCATTCTTTTATAAATATGCCATCTTTAGAATATTGTATAATAGGTATACTTCTATTTTCAGACATTTTTAATTTACAAGCATCTGACATTTTCTTGCCTAATGCCCCCTCACTTAATCTTTTTCTATGTTCTTCTGTTCTAATATAAATATAAGATGGGCTTTTGCCTTTTCTTCTATCCGACATTTTTTGTCTTTCTTCTTGGCTAAGAGGTTTTCTATTAAGTATTTTTTTACCTTTTTTAAAATCTCCTATTTTTCTTTTTACTTCCTCCGTATGCTTACAACCTTTTCTAGCTAAAGATATTTTTAATTTTGTCTCTTCTGTGCATTTTCTACCTTTATTTCCAGCACCAATTTTTTTCTTAGATTCTTCTGAAAAAACAATACCAAGTGAACCTTCTCCGCCATTAGTCATATTAACTAAAGTTCCTAATCCTAAATCAATTCTTCCATACAACGATATGAATTCTATTTCTTTTTGTTTAGCCTCTTCATAACTTATATCATCAAACAATATTTCTACTCTAATTGGTGTTTTATTTACTACGTTATGCCAATATTTATTTCTATTAAGATGAGATGTACATCTATTTGGATATGCATCGCACGAAATTCCAATATAGAATGGTTCATTCTTATCTAACCTAATGTGTCTGTATACGTAAGCCATAGGCAAATTTACTTAATTTTGTTCGAAATAATTGTTATTTCTGCTTTTAATTCTTGGATGGCTTTGACTAGTATAGCTGAAATTGAACCATAATCAATTCCTAGATATTCTCCACTTGTATCGTCTACTACTTGAGGTAGTATTTCTAATATTTCTTGAGCAATAAATCCGATTCTTTCTTTTTGTTTTTCGTCACTTATAAATTTATAAGAAACAGGACGCAATAAAGAAACCGTATCTAATCCATTCAATGATATTATGTTTATGTCTTTTTTTAATCTTGCATCAGAACCATTTACCCAAGTTGTTCCATTGCAATATGCTCCAGTTGCCCCACCAACAAATGCTTGAATCGAACCATAATCATTATAGAATCCAGCAAGATTATTAGGCAATGAAGCTGGCTCTAATACCAAATCTGATCCATTTCTTAAAAATAATCCTGCTCCTCCTGTTGGATGCCAAACTTGAAGAGTTCCAAGTCCATTGTCTGATGTACCACCCATAAGAACTCTACCCCCACTTGTAATTCGCATACGTTCGTTTAGTGAAGCCCCACTAGAAAAAATTATGTTTGTTAATCCAGCTAATGCTATATCATTATTTGAACCTCCAATTACTAAATGATATGCTGAACCAACATAACCATAACCATTTCCATTTCTTTTAAAAGATAAGTAGCCTCCATTTGCATCTGTACTATTTAATTCAAGTGAAACTGAACTTGTAGTAGAAGCAATTATTTGTCCAGCAGAAGTAATTCGCATACGTTCAGTTATTGTACCATTTTGAGTTGAAAATGAAAGATAACCTAATGCACTGCCAGAAGTTCCATTTTCTTTTCTTCCTGCAATTGCTCCAAATGCAGTACTATTTGAAGTGCCTAAATAATACCCACCAAGTGATAATTGCCCACCATAATCAGCAGTTGATGAATTAGTTGTTTGTATAAATAACTGACCATAACTATCTGTAACTCCATTAGAACCACTTACTTGTATATTTGTAACTGGCGAACTCGTTCCAATACCTACATTCCCAGATGGATTAATATATAATCTATTGACAAATGTCTCACCAGTTTGTGTTGTTGTTTGTCTTATTCCAAAGTCACCATAAACATCTGTGTCGTTTCTTATTTGCCATCTTCTGCTTGCTGCATCAGCTGCGTTAGTAAAATTTAATCCACCAAGATTGCTGATAATATTTTGGATAGTTAACTGCCCATAAGGCGAAGTCGTTCCAATCCCCACATTACCACTAGCAGTTGCTAAGTAAGTAGAAGTAGAAGTCCTAGCAATTCCTGTCACATCAAAACTATACGTAGGCGAAGCGTTATTAATACCAATTCTACCATTGGTGATGTCGGCAGTAATGTAATCTGTCAGGAAGGATAAATTAGTATTTTTTGACATAAGTTTAACTAGTTTAAACGTTGAGGAGCGTTAGCGACTCATATTATTTATTTGTTTTCTAATGCTTCTATTCTATTTATTAAAGAAGTGTTTTCTGCTGATAATTCTTCAATCTTAATCATTGCTTCTTGTAAAACCTTTATTGTTGCGTGATGCAAATCTGATGTATAAATTGATTTTAATGGTATTCCATCTTCTGGAGTATCTCCCCATCCATCAGCATCTACAAATTCTGGAGCTACTGATTCTACTTGTTGAGATATAACTCCAATATTATAATCATCGTGAGTTTGGTCTTTGTATTTAAACTTAACAATTTCAATTGCTTTAAATTTATTCCAATAAGATTCCAAAGGAATAATATCTTTTTTTGTCCTTATATCTGAAAGATTAACATTATTAGCTTGATAATTTGCTAAACCACCATTTGAACGAACTGAAAATCTTAAAGTTGTATTATCTTCACAATCTAAAAATCTATTTGTAGTATTATTAAGTGTATTTGGATAATAAACCATTAATCCAAATGGGGATGCATTAGTATTGGCAATTTGTAAAGAATAATTACCACTTATATTTGATCTTATTTCATGGTAAGCACCTGTAGAACTATTATAAGTTCCATCATTACTTATTTTAGTCCACCCCCCACTTGTAATTCGCATACGTTCAGTATTAGAGGTAGAAATTTTAACTAACTGATTTGCTCCATCTATACTTACAGAACTATAGTTACTAAATGAAGAATTTCCTGTTTGAATTCGGATTATTCTTCTACCATCTTCACTTCCAACAGTTTCCATATAAACACCGCCGGTATCATTTCCTACATTCACATAGTTTGTAGTACTTCCAAGTTGTATGCTTCCCCCACTATTAATTCGCATACGTTCAGTAGCATTTGTACCAAAAATAATTGGATTAGTAGTATCTGTATATAATTCAAAAATATTATTACCAGCCGAAATCATTTGACCAGCATAAGTAGTTCCACTAATTCCAGCAGAAGTTCCAGTATTTCTAAATGCAATATTTTCGCCTACTCCAGTAGTTCTTGATAAAACTAACATTGAACCAGTTATACTAGTATTTGTATTTCCAGCTCCGTCTTTTATTACATGAAGCATTCCGGTCGGCGAACTCGTTCCAATCCCTACGTTGCCAGCAGAAGTTAATGTAAATTTAGTAGCTGTTGCTGGATTTGCTCCATTACTAATTTTAAAATTATTTGCCGCATCATATCCTAAAGACCAATCATAAGAAGGAGTTTTTATATGAATATAAGCATATCCAGTATTATCATTTGTTTGAATAATAAATGATGGATTAACACCGTATAATAATAATGATTTATCATAATCAGCAGTAACTGAAGTAGTCCCAATTCCAACAGACCCACTTGCAGTTGCTAGGTACGCTGACGTACTTACCCTTGCAGTGCCAGTTAAATCTAAAGAATAAGCAGGGCTAACATTATTTATCCCTAAACGACTATTTGCTAAATCAGCCGTTAGTATATTGGTTAAACTATATTGATTGGATATTTTTGTCATCTTATTTTGCTTTTAATAAAGTCTTTAATTCTTCGATTTGAACTTGTTGTTCTTGAATGGCTTTAAATGCTAATGCAACCATATTTGGATAAGCTAATGAATCAGGACTTCCATCTTCTGCATATTGCACAAATTCAATTAATCCTAATTCGTGTACTTCCTCAGCTATTAAACCAGCAAATACTACATCGCCATCATTATTACCTTTATAATAAACTGGTTTTAATTGATTAACAATATTCAACCCTTTATCATAATCTTCAACACTATTTTTGTATTTTAATGATGATGTGCTTCTAAAAATAGTACCACCAACAGTCATATGTACATTAGCCGCATTTGCAGTTGTTGGTGTTGCTAACATTGAAACACTTCCATCAGAATTAATTCGCATACGTTCGGTAAAACTACCACCATTTGGTCTTGTGTAGAAATTTATATATCCACCATAATCGCCACTTGTACCATTATCTTTCACCCCTTTGATAAATCCAAAGTCGGTATAAGTGCCAGATGTATCATATTTTCCACCAAATGAAATACCTCCTCCAACATTTGCAGTCATTGCTGCTGAATCAAAACTTCTAATATTAATAAAACCACCTAATAATGCACCTTCAACTTGTAATAAACTTGCTGGCGTACTCGTTCCAATCCCTACGTTGCCAGCAGAAGTAATTCGCATACGTTCAGAAACTCCTGAATTAGTACCAGTTCCAAATAACATATCTCCATCAGAACCACCTCCTCTATTATATCTAATATACCCAGCTATTGTATTTGATACTGAATCATAATCTCTATACCAATTTATACCATAAGCACTTGCTCCAGCATTAAAAGTAGAATATAATCTTAAATTAGGTTTATTTGCAGATGTTGATTTTAATTCTAATAAATCATTAGGAGAAGTTGTTCCAACACCTAAATTTGTACCATTATCAAATATTAAACTATTACCAATTGTAGTACTTGAAGTAAATTTAGCGTGATAATTTGTAGTTCCACTTAATGTAGCAGCCTTGGCATTTAATTGCGTTTGGATAGCACTTGTAACACCCTTTACATAAGAAAGTTCTGTAAGGGATGGGTAGGTGGCAACGGGTAAACTTGCTATTGTGCCACTTGCAGTAAAATAAGCTAACTCATTTATTGTCCCTGCACCACTTATGCCATTAACACTTGCTGTGTAGTTAATGCTCTGTACTTGGTCTCCTACTGTAGAAGCTACTGTAAGAACAAATGTCGTTCCATTAGTAGCTGTAAACTCTGAAGAGGTTAACTTTGAACCATTAACAAATACATCTATAAGTCCTACTATGTAGCCATTAGTAACTGTGAACGTAGTCTGTGCTGCTGTTGCAGTATAGTCTTGCACGTTTCTTGATGTTGGCAAAGCTGCAATGCTTGACGTATAGTTTAATATAGTCACAGCATCTCCTGCCAATAGACCTATGCCTAATACTACTGTTGTGCCATTAGTGGCTGTGTAGTCTGTAGGCAGATATCTAACTCCATTGACATATACATCCACTAAGCCTACTACATAACCTCCCGTAATAGTGAAGGTAGTTTGTGCGGCAGTAGCAACGAAATTTTCTTCGGCTCTTGCAGATGGATTGGTAGATATAGTAAAGGTTCTGTCGGCAGATAAGTCGTAAGTAGTTCCGTTAATCGTTATGTTACGAGTTGAAGGAACGCCTCCTAGTCCTGTTAGGGTATAGGTAGGAATATTCAGTACGTTAGAAACTAATGTAGCCGCACCACTTGAACCTGTAACTGTTAACGAAGTAATTCTGTTTGTGTAAGCCGTATCCCAAGTTGCAATAGATGCAGTTGTTGGTATTTCATAGCCTGCACTCAAACTAAATACTCCTGTAGTGTTAGTATATGTTAGTCCTGTAGCTGAAGAAGATAGACCCGTTAATGTTATATAATTAGAACCGTTTGTTAGTTGGCTATTATTAGTAGGAATTGTTATTACTCCTGTAGTAGAATTATATCCTCCACTACCTGCTACAAAACTTAATGACGCTAATGTTATGTAATTAGAGCCGTTTGTTAAATGAGTATTGTTTGTAGGAATTGTTATAACCCCTGTAGTATTATTATACGCTCCACTTCCTGCTACGAAACTTAATGCAGTTAACGCAATATAATTATTTGGATTAGTCGCATTATAAGGTGTAAAACCTAACGTTGTCGCAATAGACTTCTTCTCCCATAAACTATTAGATGTATTATATGCTATAATATCATTATTAGCAGGAGATTGAGCCGATACATTATGGATTTCATCTAGTTCATATCCGTTCTGAATATTAACCTCTATCTGTCCTAATGTTGGATGACTGCGTGTAACAATACCTATGTAAACTAAATGGATAGGTGCATATTGCTTTGTAGCAGTATACGTTCCTGCAGTAGCCCCCGACAAGTAAAGTTGTTGCCCTTCAGTAAATGCAGATGTATCTAATCCAATTAAGTCTCCTGCTATTACAACGTAACCTTCGGCATTATTAGCAATATTTGCTTGACATAATCCAAAGGTCTGTGCTGACGTAGAATCTCCTGTAGCTAATGCTTTTGATACAATTGGATTGTTTCCTGTAGCACCACTTATATAGACAACTGTTCCTTTTGTTAAGGTAGCACCTGTCTGATTTCTTATAAGCCTAACCAAAGAACCTGACTGCCCAGCCACAGGAAAAGTAATTAAGCTTCCATCACCCGCTACATATTGAGCAGTTGTTCCCGTAGGGTTTGGATAGTAAGTAGCAGTATCATAAGATATTGTACCACTTGTAGACTTAACGAATCCTGTGCCTGATAGGGTTGCCTGTTTTGCATTTAACGCTGATTGTAAATCAGTCTGATTAGATAATGTTCCTGTGATGCCACCCCATATAGTTCCAACCGTAGGAGAAACCTCAATGTAAGTAGCACCGCTCCAACGGTATATCTTATTTGTATCTAATGCAACGTATATCTTACCCGTCTCTCCTGTTGCAGGTAGTGCCGCTAAGTTAGCAAACTCCAACACATCGTCTACATAAGAAGGTAGCTGTGTAGAAGGAACTAAGCCTCCTCCATCAAGACTCGCATATCCATTAGCAATGCCTTTATTTGCTGCGTTCTCAGGGGTAAACCCTAGGGCAGTAGTTACGTTACCGCTTGTGATACCCGTTATGTATCCAGCCCCATTTGTAATTTGATTGTTATTAGTAGGGATAGTTATAACACCTGTGGTATTATTATATGCTCCGCTCCCTGCTGCAAAACTTAAAGAAGTCAAGGCAATATAAGCGGACGGATTCGTTGCGTTGTATGGGGTATACGTTAACGCTGTTGTAACATCAGAACTTGTTAAGGTGATTGCACCTGTCCTTGTATTAAAGCTCGTTACACCGCCTTGATAAGCGGGTATATTTAAAACCCCTGTTGCATTGTCATAAGTAGCACTTCCACTTGTTCCTGTAGTAGTAAGACTTATAGCAGCTCGTGCCCTAGCGTCAGTATAATAAAGGTTAGTAACCTCAGTAACCAATGCTGTAGTATAGTCTCCCGCTGTAGGTGTAATAGCACCTGTTCTTGTATTAAACGAGGTAACACCTGCTGCTATAGTCCAACTCCTATCAGCAGACAAGTCAAAGCTAACTCCGTTAATGGTTAGATTTCTATTGGTAGGAACTGGCGTATAAGTTAATGCTGTTGTGACATCTGCACTAGACAAAACTATCGCACCAGTCCTAGTATTAAAGGAGGTTACACCCCCAATATAAGAAGGGATATTTAATACCCCTGTTGTGTTATCGTAAGTAGCCGCTCCTGTAGTGCCTGTAGTAGTTAAGCTTATAGAAGTCCTAGCTCTTGCAGTAGTAAAGTACAGGTTTGTATTCTCGGGTACGTTTGCAGTATTTAAGGTAGCCAAGGCTCCTGCTCCTGTAATATACTCAGCAGATGTACCACCCGCTGTAATAGCAAGCGTACCTGCAGTAGTTATAGGAGAACCTGTAACGCTAAATGCCGCAGGAACAGTTAAAGCTACGCTTGTAACAGTACCTACGTTAGCAGTAGCACCCGCAGCAATACCGTCTAACTTGGTTTTATCAGACGCACTCATCGCCCCTGCACTACCTGTAGTAGCAGCAGCTAACGACAACGCTTGCGTAGAGATACTTAGTCCATTAGCAGTACCAATCGTTACAGGGTTATGAAACCTTGAGTCGTTACCTTGAGCAAATGTATTTATTAGTGTGCCAAAGGTAGGCGAGTAGGTAATATTATTATTTGTAACTATAGGCACTAGTGCCGCATTTCCCGAAACAAATGTTAAAGTACTTCCTAGTGGAACAGCGTCTGTATTTGTGCCGTCAGATATATTGAATGAGTTAGCCCCCGAAACAGCTAACGAAAATGTTAGCATCTTAGTTGACTGGTAGGTATATGTTCCTGAATAAGGCTCAAGTATTGACAACAACTCTCTTAGGATAGGCTCAGAACCATCTTGTGTGGTGGTCTGGTGCATAGCAATCAAGTGAGAATATAACGCAATAACTAAGTCATACTGCTCACTTAATAAATTAAATTGGGTGTCATTGGTTTCCTTGTATGCATCTATAATTACCCTATAAGCATTAATCTTTTGAACTAACTCTAGTTGATTAGGACATTTTCTAATATCAAACGTCTTAGAGAAAGTTCTTGTATATAAGATTGTTAGCCAAGCGTTAGAAGTATGGGTATATGCTACAGATACAGCACTTGTAGGAGTATAAACCCCCTCATAATAATTTGCTCCAGAAACAACCGTAACTGTATTTGTTGACGTAGATGTTACAGGAGAACTTCCTGACACCTCAGAGGTGCTAGGGAATGAACCAGTAATAGTTCTTGTAAGTGCCCCCGTAAAACTACCAATAGGAGAATAAGACGTAAGGTCTTTAAATACTACTTCGGGAGTAATAACATCTGAAAAGTTAGTAATTCCATTAGCAGGCTCAATCCAATTGAAATCAAATGTTCTTACTAATGGGGTCTGCCCAGCAGAAAGATTATTTATAACCGCATAAGATATAGTATAATTACCTGTAACTACGTTGCCACTTGTATCTACCTCACAAGGAATATCTATAAAATTTCCAGCAGTAGATATATCAGGAGTACTAAAGTCAGGTAAGTTTCTAACAACTCCGTTAGGAAACTCTACTTTAAAGCATCCTTTGCCGTATGTAAAGCCTGTTGAGGTGTCTGTTAAGCGAATAACTTTTGTCGCAACGCTTATTCTAAATTGTATATCGAATGTTACTGCCATATCAGAGCCAAGTATAATTTGTGTAAATATACTATAATTTATTCTGCTTTAAAAAAAAGAAAGAGGAAGCAAATGCCCCCTCTTCTAATTAATCGAAACCAAACAAAAAAATAACCTATCCTGTTATCGGATTACCCTAATCGGGTCTTAATGGCGCTTAGCTCATTAGGATTATTTTCTTCTAGGTATTCAACTAATTCTTTTACGTAATTTTTATTAGAGGATTTTTTGTATTTAAAAATTTCCTTTTCGGTTTCAACCCATTGGAATGCACTTTCTTGTACATTATTTTTAATTATACCTTGCTTAATAGCCTCTTTAATTACGCTTTCTCCTTCTAGTGAAGTTTGCTCAATTACGTGTAAAAATTCTTCTGGATTATCTCCAGCATAATCTTCTATTAAATTACGAATTTCTTCGGTACTTTCAGCCTCTATTCCTAGTGCCATTGCTACTTCCTTTACTTTTTTGTCGTCAAGACCTTGTGCTTCATTAAATGCTCTAACAATTAATTTACGCAATGTCCTTTCTTCGATAGCCTCCTTCTTATTGTCAACCCTGTAGAAAATAGCCTCGTTATCAGCTTCGTTTCTATCCTTGTTAGAAGAGTTGTAGTTACATAGCTCTACAAACTGATATATCTTCTGGTGAATAGGATTACTTCCATTTAAGAACAAGTATCCAAGGTTAGAAGCTGTAAAGACAATATTTAAAAATACGGGGTTACCATCATTGTCTATTCTTTCAATAGCCGCAATAGTAACAAACTCTCCCTTAGTCTTGTCGTACACTACATCTGTAGATGGTATCTGATAAGCCGCAGGCATTAAAAACTTGCCAAAATTATCGGGGTCAGGTCTTACATTAAGTACTCTGTAGCTAGCCCTTTCGTCAGGCTTTAATTTTTTCTGCATACTAGCAGAAAACTGATTGTATTCTGATGCTTTCATCTTTATTATTGTTTGGTTTTTAAATTAACTCCGTCAAAAGTAGCACCTTTTTTTAAATTATCCAACGCCCATAGTGGTTGAAGATTAGAATGGTGATTTAATAAAATAATTTCTTCTTGAGAATTTGCAACAGCAAGTGGCTTTATGTGGTCTACGTGCCATCCATCTATCCCATAATTATCCCAACTCATTCCTTCGGTAAATTGATTTTCTATGTAAATTTTTAACTCTTCAAACGAGCATCCTACTATTTCTTGTGTGCGTTTTGATTTTTCTCCAAGCATATACCTTGACACCATAGTCCTTGTATTCTTTATTAGTTTATATAAAGGGTCTGTGTCGCAGCGGTATTTTGTATAAGCGGATTGTCTTTTATTTATTTTAGGTCTATTATTTTTAGCATATTGAGATTTCTTAATTGATAGTTTTTCTGAATTATTTTCTCTGTATTCTTTTTGTTTTTGAAAGACTTTTTTGGGATTATCTATTGCCCATTGCCTCTTGTATTCGGCTATTCTTAATTTATTTTGTTCTCGATATTGTTTATCGTATTCTGCTTTTGATTCTTTTGTTTTTTCGGAACGAGCTTTTACTCGTGCAATGTTTTCTTCTCTTTTTTTATAATAAGCTAACCTAGCCCCTTCTTTTCTTTTTTCTAAATTTTTTAACCTATCTTCTTTCTGCTTTATATTAGTGCATTTTCTACAAGAACCCATATTGGGCTTAGCATACAAATCAATCGTTAATTCTTCATTACAAGTTCTACAAATTTTTGTTCTCATTATATATTGTTTAGTTATACAAATATAGTGAACATTTTGTAAAACACAATAGGTATATAAAAAAAGGAGAGAATTTCTTCTCCCCCTTTCTTTAGAAATTGCACTATTCTAAGATTAAATATTATATTTAATGAAGTGCTCGTTTCCTACCGACTCAAATCCTTCGATTGAAGTGTACACTATATCAAGTGTATCAGTATCAGAAGTAGGAGTTGGAGCAAGTCCACCAAGCATTTTCTCGCGGAATCTAGAGTTTAAGCCTTCTGGCATCTCTAAGTAGCGAACCATCATACGATCAACTTGACCACCACCTTGCTCAACTTTAATCTTTCCTGCAGGAACTAAGTAAGCTTCCTTAGCGTAGTTTACGTTAGTAGCAGTAGAAGTAACTTGAGGATGAGATAAAGCATTTAAACGCTTCTTGTGGAAAGTACGTCCGTAAGCAGCAAGAGACTGAACGCCTAATGCAATAGCTACATCTTTCTTACCACCGAATGCTCCGTAGTTGATAGCTCCGTTAATGAATTGAGTAGCACCAGTAATTGATGTATCAAAAGCATTATCAAAGTCAGCGCCAGCCCATAATTGATACTCAGAAGGACAACGGTTAGCATCCATCAAACGAGATAAAGCAGCTAAGTCAGATAAGGCAACTGTACCAGAAGATGCAACGTTAGAAGTAATACCTCCAGCGTTTATGATAGTATCACGCAATCCACGAGTTGTGTTAATTGCATTACCAGCAGCATCAGTCAAGCCAGCAGACTCACGACCAAACAATACTGAATAAAGGATATCCATTCTATGCTTCAAATAAGCATCGTGTTGTTGCTTTAAGAAGTAGTAAGGCTTTCCTTTGAATTCAACCTCAATCTTAGAACCATAAGCGATATCTGTGATAGATGTCTTAGTCTTGAAAATTTGAAGTTTATTAGAACGCTTAATCAAATCTGATTTACGCATTGTGTTAGAAGAAGTTCCTTCAGCATAAGCATTAGAGAAGAAAGACAACTTAGCACCAGTTGCAGCCGCAGGAATTGCGTCAGCAGAGTTAACAGGCTTGATAGTAAGAACTGAATCAGTAGCTGAAGAAGCTGCAGAAACATAACCTACAACACCGTTAGCGAACAAAATTAATTCTCCTACTACAGGCTTAACAGAAGTTGAACCTACAATAGTGATGTCTACAGACGCACCAGCAGAACCCGCAGAAGTCCCTGGAGTTTTAACTGTAGCCATAGCATACAAGAAGTTGTTTTGTACTGTAAAATATTCTGTTTGAGCAGTAGCCTTAGCCTTACCTGTCCAATCCATAATATCAAGCATAGACGCTTCTTCATCATAGATGTCAAGAACGTCCTTTAAAATTTCACGCTGCTCTAGCGTGTTTGTGAAAGAAACCGTACTCAAAAAAGTACGATCTATATTACCTGCTGCAATAGCCATTTTGATAATAATTTAAATGTGAATAACTTATTTTCTTACGGTCATTCCCTTTAAAAATTCTACTGGATTCTCGAACGGACTAACAAATTCATTTGTCCGAACCTCTTCCTTTGAACTTAAATTAGGAGTCGCGTTTTTTAATTCCGCCTCCATTGCTTTTCTCCCTAATGACTTCCCGTGTTTAACAAGTTCACCCATAAACTGTGTTGGATTCTCAGCGAATGCAACAACTTTAGTCCATTTATCCCAGTCAATAGCTCCGTCTTTAGCAAAAATGGATAAGAATTTATTTGAATCAACAGCATAATCAACAATTTTACTTGAATCTGACACTTGATAGTTTAAATTATCTCCACCAAGGTCAATTTTAATTAAATTGTTTTTTACTACTTCAGATACGCCCTTTTCAATAATTTTACGACTAGCTTGTTGCTGTGCGTCAATTTCTTCTTGCGAAATCTTGGTTGACTCTTCTCTTGCTGCTGGCTGAATCGATTGGATGAACTCATTCTGTTCTTCCTTAAAGCTTTTCCGTAACTTGTTAGCATCTCGCTGTAACAACGCATTACTTACTTCAGCCTCGTCTTCATCGTAAGCATCAAGATTATATTTTTCAATTTCTCTTTCAAAAAGTCTAGCTCTAGCCTTTTCGCTTAGATCATTATTATCTCTGTCGAATTTAAGCTTTAATAGCTCTACATCTGACATAGCATCATAATCTATGCTTGTTGCCTCTAGAAACGGTGTTAGATTTCCATACGTATCGTAGTAGTCTACCGCTTTCTTAATGAAATCGTCTTTGAATTTATACTCTGCGGCTTCAGGTTCAGTGTATTCGTCATTTGAAGGCTCCTCATCCGCCACAGACTCCTGTTCTGTTTGCGCAGTATCTTCTTCAATAACGTTTTCCTCATTGCCCCCTACCTCATTTTCTTCTGTAATTATATTCTCCTCGTCCGAAGAATCATTTTCAAGATTATTTTCAACTCCTTCATTTTCGTTATCAATATCCATATTAATAACTTTCTCTGAACTAGCTTCTGCTCCTCCTGTTTCTTTATCATTAACATTCTTTTCTGTTAATAAATCATCTAAATTAATTGGCTCTGCCATATTATTGTTTGGTTTGATTATGCAAATCTATAAACTATTTCTGTTTTTCTTTCGAAGGTTGTTTTAATTTTTCGGAAGAACTTTTTATTTGAGCTATATATTCCCTTGAATCAGCTTCGATTTTAGCTGTATTTATTTTGCCGTCAAGTTTGCCTTGTTCAATTAATGCTTCGTTCTGAAGCTTCATTGCAAGCATTTGAGACTCAAGATTTTTTTCTAATTGCAAATAGCGCTCTTTTAGTTGAGCTTCCATTGCCATAGTCTGTTGCTTAGCTTGTTCTGCTGCTTGAGCCGATTGGGTTTGTATTTGCCCATTCATTTGCTGCTGCTCAAGTGCTCTTTGTTGCGCCTCTTCTTGATTTTTCTTAATCTTATAGCCAAGCAATACCTCAGAATATTTTATATTACTAAGATTCTCTACCATCATAGCGTCAGCTAAAGTAATTTGATTACTTCCAATTGCTTGCTCAATTCTTCTTGATAATTTATCTTGCTCAAATTTACTTGGTAGTTCTTTGATTATTAATCCGCATTCATAAGCAGATACATTTGGGTCGATTTTAAAGAATTGAACCGTTGAGCTACCTAATGCTCTAACATATCCGTTAATCAATCCAGATGCTGCAGAATCTTGAATTCTTAATGTTAAATCATAACATAATCGTTCCATTAAATCTCTCTCTGCTCTTTTAATGAAGTCAAGTGAGTTGTTTGTAGATTCGCTTGCGTATTGAGCAACTCCGTTAAGCATCCTTGCGTCTGGAGTTGATCCGTCAGTTACTTCATTAAACCCTAAAATATCCCTAAGCAAATCAATATTCTGTTTAATAATATTAAAGTATTCTGTAGCCTCGCTTCCAATACCATTATTAAGCTCTTCAATAGGCTTATAATTACTTGCCTGACCTTGATCATCTAATCTTCTATATACTAAATTACCAGTTTGATTATACAAATCAATTATTTCCATTGGTTTTAGCGCTCTTCCTGCTTTACCTAAAGGAACGTTTTCTAGTGCCCCTAATTCAATCATTATACCCCTTGGTCTTGCGCGCAACATAACGTTTTGCAGTTTGTACCAAGCTAATTGAATTTGGTCTGCAATACTCTTCATTTGGTCGCCTAAAGAATAGGTTGACATTTGGTAAATATGAGGAGCTACAATATGATAGCTTAAACTTGTATCTGTAAGCGAGGATTTTGCTCGCTTCATATTCGTAGCCATCTTACAATCAAAGAATATATCAGAACCAATTACCCATTTTCCTTGATATACAACTTTGTAGTCTGTTTTTGAATATTTTTTATCTGCTTTTTCTGATTTAATTTTTGCCGCACGACCTACAACCTTATTTCCCTTTGAATTAATTCTTTCTTCTAATACCATTGAATTGTATGAAAAGAATTCTATATCTAACACCTTTACTCTAAATCCGTCATAGTTTTTGTCATAACTAGAATTCAAATCTCTTGTTGTTGATGTATTTGATTTCATATTAACAAATTTTTCTGCAATAGTATCAAATTGCTCTGAAGTTATTTTGTCTCCAGCTAATTGCTTTAAATCTGGTAATG